TTTACCTAACCCGGTCCCTTTATGAGGAATTGGCTAGGGTACACCCCGAGGCGAGAGCTTTCCAGCAGCATTTTCCAAAGCTGTTTGGGCCCAGATTGCTCTTTCCTCGTGGTTCGTTCTCAGATCCGGATCTAAGATCATCCCTGGCTCGAAGCTACGTAGGTAGCCTCGACTATGGATGGCCGACCCTGACCGTGAGGCTAGAGGGACATCTGCTCTCCTCGGCTGCGAAGCCGGGATTGTACGCATCTGCCGGTCTAACGACCCAACAAGTGAGTCCCACAGTAGTGGTCTTGATTTCATCAGAAATGATGGAATGGGCTTATCTACTGACTACAAAGCTAACCGGCACTGCCCGGCCTGACAGCATGGTCCACCGGGGGTCTTTACCGATCCCCACGTATGAGGTGGTACCTGTTGGTCCCAAGGTCTTGGCGGTGCGGTCGGGAGGGGTGGCTCCAGTGCAGTGGACGTACAAAGTAGAACCGAAAGACGTTATACAAGGGGGTGGCCCCATGTTAACTTCGGTGGACGTTACTTATGAGCAGGTAATGTCCGCTCTGGAGGCCTATTCGGCCGCCGTGGATCTCTGGATTCAGAAGATCAACGACAGAGCGAGAGATATTGGATTGGGAAGGGAGTATTCTCGACCCGCCATTATCTCTAAACGTGGCGCTATGATGGGGGATCCCACATCATGGGCGCTGCTACCACTTGTCAGCCTGTACGCCTGGGAAAACCAGTCGCTTAATAGTAAGAAGGTTGCGACATGTGGAGATGACTTGCTGGGCTATTTGCCTCGCAGAGCCATTGAGCCCTTGAAAGAGGACATCAGGTCGATGGGTGGGGTGGTTTCGGACGCGAAGTCGTTCGTCCACCGTTCTAAAGGTTTGTTCGTAGAAGTCCCTTACTTCCGCGGGAAACCTCAGAAATTCGACCTTTTAAGCTCATGGGTAGCTCCTTCCGGTGGCTCCAAAGGAACAGTGGATTGGTATTCACTGCCGCTGTGCATTCGAGCAATCGAGTGTGCACGCGGGGGCCTTTGGAGAAAGACGCGGTTTAGGCGTGAGTGGTCCCTCGCCACCAAGCTGGGATTGCCCTTAGGGGCTGATCCCGGTCTTGGTGGAATTCGACTGAAGGGCGGACTAAAGACCTCGTTAGTCTGTGCCCCTCAGTGGAGGAGCTATGTCTCCCAAATGCCATTGAAGCGATTGCTCTTTGGCGGGGGACTTAGCATTGTACCGCCCACGGATATCCGTAGGGAGAGCTACTATGAGACCAAGGCGTTCG